CTCAATGTGCACAATTCCTTCAGGTAGAAAAGTTATAGGGTTATCTGCTGGATGTTATCTGCATCATAAAGAAAGTTATGCTAGAAATACTCAACGTATGTGGTGGAGTGGTTTAATAGTTAAACGTAATGTTCGTAATGGTGAGTATGATATAGAAACTATTGAATATAATTCAGTTAGGAGGGAGTATGGTAAACGATAGTGTTCATTCTCCTGCCCATTATAAGTATGGTAAAAAGGAAACTATAGATGTTATAAGAGATTGCATGACAGAGGATGAGTATCATGGATATCTTAAAGGTAATGTGCTAAAGTATGTAGCAAGATATAAGTTTAAAGGGGAACCATTAGAAGATTTGGAGAAAGCACAGTGGTATTTAAATAGACTCATTAAGGAGGTAACATAATGGGAAGAGTAAAACAAGCATTGATTGAAGTAGACGACCTAGTTTGTGGTTGTCTTCAACAAGGTAGAACCCTTAATCAAACTGTTAGAGATTTAGAAGAAATCTTTAACAAACAAGAAGATAGTAATCCTTATTTATTAGATGGAGATTTAATAGAGGATAAGTATTATCAATTTAGAGGTCAAGAATAACAGGAGGGAAATATATGGCTACTAACGCAAAGGAAAAACCAACACAACAACAACCAAACCCTAGAACTTTTTTAATAAGTTCTGTACAACTAACAGAGGTTATGAAATATTTAATGTCAAGACCTTATGCTGAAGTTGTTAAGTTAATGAATATGCTTGCAACATTAAATCAGCTAGATCCTAAACTGAGTGCTGACTTTGTTAAGAATGAGACATCTGGAGTAAGTGATGGAAAAAAATGATGTGGCAAAGCACACAGGTTTATTGTTTGAATTGAAGATTGGATTGAACAAGGAGAATTCCATTGTAATTGATTATGGGGGAAAGCCTGTAGGAAAAATAAGGGAAGCATTGAAGGGGTATAAGTATCATGGGAACCTATGTAGGTTTGTTTACAAATTTTTTTGTAAAGAAAGGAACTAACTTTGGAGTAAGTCATATGAAAATGAATGGCATGTTAATTCGTACCCCTCTAGGTGGATTTATAAATCATTCAGATACACCTAACTGCACTAAAAGTAGATACTTTATTACAAATGCAAACGATGTTAAAATTAAACATGATTATACTCGTTATGATTTAATTGCTTTGGAAGATATTAAAGGGGGAGAAGAGTTAACTACTAAATATAGTTTTTATAATATAGAATGAACACCAAACAAATGAAAAAGATACGTAATAAAGCACGGGCTATTATGGTTGAGTGGATTAAAGAAGTAATTAAAAAGGAAGACCATACTAAAGTTAATCGTAGTAATCTTGAAAAGCTAATTGAGACTAGTAGTTATTATTGGAGTGGTGGTACATTAAAGTTACAGCCTTGGTCATACAAATGGGTTGTTAAAAAATTAAAGAAAAATCCTCATTGGACTTTAAAAGATATTAAACAAAGTCTTGCACCATCCGAAAAAGCACAACGAAGAGAACGTATGGCAAAGGAAGGACCTATAGCATTTTAAGTTTTGGTCGATGAAGAAGTTGCACCAAAAAAAAAGGCACCCGTAAAGGTGCCTTGTGTGTTGTCTACAATAAGGGGGAAGTTAATAGCTTCTCCCTTTTTTTATGCGAATAATCTATCTGTTTGTTGTTTAACTTTAGTTAATCTAATTGGTTTGCTTAATCTTTCTTTTTGTAATTTCTTTGGTAGTTTCATTTTGATAAGTTGTTCTGCGTCTTTATCATAACCTAAGTCTACCCCTTCAGGTGGTTTGTAATTTCTAAGATATTCTGTATATTTAATTAAATCAATATTATTTATTTGATCTCCTTCATAAGGATAACCTACTGCCCCACCTACAGTAAATTGTTTAAGTATATACTCTCTATCTTCTGAAGATGCGTTTAATATATCCTTAACTGCTGGGTTAGTAATTGCATCCTCAACAGGAACAATTGGTATGTCCCAGACTATTTTTTTAAATTCTTCTAATATATCTAAATCATGACCCCCTGTATCATCTGTAATATTATAACTAGATAAAGGTTTTTTAAACCACACGTAATATTCAGGCATTTCATCTGTGTGCTTAAAATTATCTAAACTTTTCTTTAAATTATCTAAAATATAATCAACTCCCTGACCCCTACCTTCATTAGTATATATACTAGCATGTCCTGGCACACCCCTATTGTTAACTAAATCTTCCAATATATCTAAAGGAATTTTTTGTAATGTATAACCAGCACTCTGTGCAGTTTTAACATGCCTTGGCATAGACATTTGAATATCCTCTTGATCCATCAGAGCCTGCTCTGGATCTTGTAAATTAATTCTTTCAAGTTCAACATTATATTTATCTGCAAACTTTTTTTCTAGTGAACCATCAATAACTACAGTATCATAAAATTTTTTAAGCCCTTGTCTCTTTTTTTCTTCCATTTCGGGATAACGATTATATTGAATCTGCCCATTGGTAATGGCAATACTATCTCTACCATCAAGAATAGCCTTTTCAATTAGTTTAGTTAAAACTAACTCAACCCATTTCTTGGATTCTTTTATGGGGAAATCTGGTACTTTATCTTCCTCTCTCATTAAATATTCTACAGGATCAATATTCTCTCCCGTAGTTAGATAGTGAGTTTTATCAGATTTATTAAAGATAAAATTTTGATCATATCCCACATTTAAATAGTCTAATCTAGGTGCATCCCCAGATTTAATTGGACCACTTTGTTGATATTCAATTTTTTTTTCTCTACTATCACGTACATGAGTTTTAGAATCTTTTATTTTATAGAATATATTATTTTTCTCTAAGTATTCTATTAGTTTATTTTCTGGAACAATATCAAAGTCACTTACAAATCCCTTTATCCGACCCTGCTGTAACCACTGTGATTGTATCTCGTCTATTATTTGGGTATTTTTAAGTTTATCAATTACTTCAGATGATAAATCATCATACTTTGCCGAGAAACCCTCATCAAATCCAACCTGAACTCTTGCGTGTGCAAAGGTGTTAGTTCCATATTTTATATCAAAGTGGGGCTCTTGAAATACATAAGAATCTATTGTAGGTTTTTTACCTTGTTTTACATCATAAAATTCTGGTTCAACTTGAAATACTATATGTTCTTGGTCTCCACCTAAACTATACCTTTCATACAAAGGATTCATTTGATCTTTAGGAATAGAACGAACTGTAATGTTAGGTGCTATATCTTTTTTTTCTACAAATTTTAATAATTCTTTTTTAGTTATAGATTCATTACCTTGTAAAAATTCTGTAAGTCCCAAGTAATCCATTTCATCTTTAGTAGATTCTATATAACTCTTCCATTTAGTTTTGGTAAGTTTATCTGGTTTAGCATTCTTAATAGATTCAACAACCCGTGAATAAAAATCAGGTTTACCTTCTTTAAGTGCCTTTGCTGTTTGTATTTCTGTTTTAGTTAGCTTACCAAACTCAGGTTTCTCTGGTACTAGTTCTTTAGTCTGTTCTGATATATCTGGTTTCTTATCTTCTAATAATTTTTTAGTAGTTTGTACAACTGCTTCAGTAGCTAATTCAGTACCTATATCAGGACCTTTAGGTGGTTCTTCGGGTAACTTAGGTGGTTCTTCTTTTACTTCAGTAGATAATTCTTGTTCTTTATCTTTTTCAGTTGTATCATCATAATATGATGTGGGCATCCCTGGTAAAGAACCGATAGATGTGCCAAATAACTTTTCATTTTGTAAATCTAATGGTGGAGTTTCTTGTGCAATTATACCACCAGTAACACCTGCGGATATAGCTTGAAATGCAGTGCCACCATAGTTCTGTATAAATTTTTTTATACCTAATTTAGTAGCTTCCCTTATTAAATAAGGTGCTGCAAATTCCCCTACTGCTGTTACTATTGGTATTGCTGCTTGTGCTACCATTATTTTAACTCCTTTAAGTCATAATCATAACTTCCTTCTTCATATTCTGCTGTAATCCATTTGGAAGTATCTTCAACAGACCATGTTTTAGTATTTACTAATCTATGTATTAATACTTCATTAGGATCTGCTGCTAATGAAGGATCAAATACTCTTAATCTATTGTTGGGTTGTATTGCGTAATTGCCATCATCTAATTCTATAACATGACCACACTTATGTTGATCAGGTTTTTGTGAGTAGCCAAAATCTAATTCATTGTAATCACCATTACACCAATCTAAAGTAAATAAATATTTACCTTCTCTTTTAATCTTACGTCTTGAAAAATATTGTACTTTATTACCTGATAAATTATAAAAGTTAGTTACTGATATATTATAACTAAACGAATTCCACATACATAATTCATCTAAGGGTAGTTCCTTAACATCTTGTTTCTTACAAAATGCAGAGATAGGTGCTCTCCACCATAGTCCCCCATCGGTCATCATGTAGTGAAACAAGGGAACTTGCCCAGGCAAACTACAAACTCCAAAAACTACACACTCAAAGTATTTATCATGAGAATCTTTTTGATCTCGTAAGTAATTGCCACGTACATAACATTCAATAATAGGTATGTTAGCATTTAAGTACATAACAATATCTTAAATAAAAATTAATTAGCTAAAGGATTAGATGTACTAATCTTAATTTTCAATAGTTGTGCCATTTACTGCTACACCATTTTTAGCATTTCCAATTTCTGCTGCTAAAGGTGTAAGATCAGGTGCAGTTTGTGCAGATAACGCATCAAGTTTAGTTGTAATCTCACCATATTTAACAAACCCACCACCAATAGCTACAATAGCAGCTATCAATGCAGCGATACCAGCCAGTTGATCTTTTATATTAAATTTTTTTGTTTCTTTACCCATTTCTTAATTGCTCCAGTTCTATTAATAGTCTTTGTTTTTGTATATTTATTTCTTTTAGTTTTTCTTCTTTTATAAATACAGGATCATTCCCTATATAAGTATTTAAATTAGCATCAGCATATACTTGTCTTAAATCTCGTATATCAATCTGATCTAAATAAATATCTTTACTTTTATAGAAGGGTATATTATAAATATCAAGTGATGCCTGATCACTTATCATAGCATCTAGCTTAATGATATTTTTAATTTGTAAATTCTTTGAGATATCTTTAATATCATCCCTATCAACTTTATCCATAACTTTTACCAGATTATCTCTGATTGCTTTTTTCTGTTGTATCTTTTTTTGTTTGGAATCCTTTTTAGCCTGAATAGTGGACTTCTTAGAAGTTTCGCTAGTAGATTTCTCTTCTTTAATTTCTTCTTCTTTTTCTTCTTCATTAGTTGCTGCTACCATTTCTGTAGGTTCCTCTTCAATAGTTTCTTCTGCCATTTCTGTTGATTCTTCTTCTTCCATAACTTCTTCTTCAGCCATTTCTGTAGATTCTTCTTCTTCAAATGTTTCAGTTATCATTGGAGATTCTTCTTCAATTATCTCTTCTTCTTGAAATGTTTCTGTAGTGAAA